CTGGGGTGTGCTCTTTGCCCTGGCGACGAACCTCCGTTGCCCCCAGCTCCGCTCGACTACGCTCGCTTCGGCAGTAGGGGGCAGCCGGGGTTCTCTGCCTTCGGGCGGTGGGCAGGGTGCGTGGGGATTCTGTGTGTAAAGTATTTAGGTAACCCTAAGGATTTATTAATGTGGCAAAATGGGTGCAGACAAATCTGCGGTGTAGAGCTTGTCGAGTTTCTGTGTCATCCCAAATTTGATCAATAGAGTACTGAGAAGTTATTATAAACCGAAGTGGTCTTATCCAAATGTAGCCTCCTTTAACTTCGGCTTTGAATGTCCATTTATCGGCCCAATCCTTTATCAGTCCAGCGAGGGCAACATGATATTTGTCAAGGTCATCGAGAATAACTGTTTCTTCTCCTTGGTATCCATCCCACCAGCGATCTCGGGATTTGATGTACGAGCCAGGATATTCAGCACGGGCTTTTGTGGTTTTACCAGAGCCGGCAATTCCATAGTAATAGAGTCCGCATGACGAGTCCAAGTCTTGCGGTTTTTGCATGTTATCGGCCATGATACGTTTGAGTGCAGAGTAGTACCGAACAAAGATGTCTGAGGGTATTTCTTCCAGATTTCCCCTTTTGGCAGAGTCTTTAACTTTATCCCATTTTTCAATAGTAGCTTCGTTTCCAGGAGTGTTGGATTCCTGAGGGGGATCGCCGTGTTCGATGAATACTTCATCTTTTTTGCAGTATTCGATAGCCTGTTCAATTGTACCTCGTTTGAGCTCAGCATGGCATCCCAAAAAAACTCGTTTAACGTGAGCGAGTCGTTGTCTATTGCGAAAAGTAACGAACGCTTGCAAGTGAGGGGTTCCAGAGTCTCCCACTTCGTATCCTCTAATTGAATACTGGACTGAGGGGTGTTCGAACTGAAGTCTAAGAACGGATTCATCGGCTGTGTAATTGTTGATAGTAATGCACCAATGTCTTCCTCTGATGTCATTCATCTATAGATTAGATGATCTAATCGGTTTATAGGTGTTTAAATAAATAAAACAAATTATGGGTAACGCTTGCCCGGGGGGTGGGCACTGGGCATGGGCAATCGTGTATAGAGGTAATACTGTACTCTATACACGTGACTTTCAAATTAATTATAAATACCAGAGATTAGATTAAATCATAATTTATGCGAAGATATGCTAGACGACGTACCATCCGTAGACGACCTGCGCGCTATGCTAGAAAAAGTTTTAGAGGCCGTGGACGATCTGGGCGATACCGTAGAAGGGGTGCTCGACGAGTTAGAGCAATTAACCAAAAACCAGTTATCACCAAAGCAATGAATACTTCAATAGATTTAAGGATGACTTATAATGCAGCAGGAGGTCCATCATTTATATTCAGACAATACATAACATTTGCACCTACAAACGGATCGACTGTTTTATCATCAATTGATTTACTGAACGATATTGTGAATTCAACAACGCAAACATCTTTCCCTGCAATTAGATTGGGAACTTTAGGGAATTTAGAAGAAGGTTCTTGGAAACAATTATACGCAAAGACTAAATTAGTCAAAGTAGTTATAAAATACTTTCCTGCGGTTACTATGGGGCTAAATCAAGTAACACAAACAACTGGTGATGTAGCGCCAGTGGCTAATCAATTCGCTCAATCTGCGATTATGTATACAATACCAATATACGACAATGTAGACGACATAGTCTACGCATCAGGACAAATAAAGACTACGAGCAGTAAAGCGGAATTAGAAGATAGTTTAAACAAACCATATGCTAAAGCACATAGTATATACAAACCATGGACTAGGATTATGAAACCTACCAATTTTATGAATTATACGACTTATGGTGGGCAAAGTATTTACAACAAACGATCGGGATTTATTGATCTATCAAACAGCGACGTGACTTTAAACGGTCTATATATAGCAGCACCGCCTCTTACTGTAGGGGGACTAATTCCTACTACTAATCCAGTAGCTTCGTCATATCCAGGACTTGGCGAAAGTTTTGTGTTAGGCAGACTACAAATAACATATTATCAAAAGTTTAAAATGCGAGAATAAATTTATTAAGTATTTATTAAAGTTGGCTGATGGTGTTATCCATCCGTAAATCTGCTTTATCATGTATTGAGTTAAACTGCCTGGGGTGTGCTCTTTGCCCTGGCGACGAACCTCCGTTGCCCCCAGCTCCGCTCGACTACGCTCGCTTCGGCAGTAGGGGGCAGCCGGGGTTCTCTGCCTTCGGGCGGTGGGCAGGGTGCGTGGGGATTCTGTGTGTAAAGTATTTAGGTAACCCTAAGGATTTATTAATGTGGCAAAATGGGTGCAGACAAATCTGCGGTGTAGAGCTTGTCGAGTTTCTGTGTCATCCCAAATTTGATCAATAGAGTACTGAGAAGTTATTATAAACCGAAGTGGTCTTATCCAAATGTAGCCTCCTTTAACTTCGGCTTTGAATGTCCATTTATCGGCCCAATCCTTTATCAGTCCAGCGAGGGCAACATGATATTTGTCAAGGTCATCGAGAATAACTGTTTCTT